AATCTTCGTCCGTCTCCACCAAGTGAAAGAAATCCTTGAACAAACCCGTTCGACAAAACTCGAGCGGAAGTTCGCCCTCCTTCATATCGAGCAAATCATCAAACATTACTCTTGACCTTGTCTTCATTGCCCCCATAAACTCAGTAACACGCCTCAAAACTCTGGGGCAAAAAAACCACCTCTAGGGAAAGGAAGTAATCTATGCGCAAGCGCAAAATGTCTCGACGCTCCTCCAGGCGAACCTTTAAAAACGGCGCACGCCGTCAACACTCCAGAAACTCCTACGATTCCTATACCATGCGGGGGGGAATCAGGCTGTAATGGCCTGCTATGGACCTATCTCTGTCGGAGTCCCTCGAGACTCAATCCGACCTGGTGGTCCTAAAATCTGGTCTGAAGTCACAGTGCCATGTGGCTTCTGCCTCGGCTGCCGGGCAAAACAGGCCCGCGACTGGGCCTTCCGAATACTCCACGAAACCAGGGTCCATGACTCTGCCTGGTTCGTGACCCTGACCTATTCAAATGAGAATATCCCGGCCTATGGTTCGCTATATCCTGAGCATCTTCGAATTCTCTTTAAGACCCTGCGTAGGGACGGCCACAAAATCTCCTACTTCGCCTGCGGCGAATACGGAGAAACCACTCAACGGCCGCATTATCACGCAGTGCTTTATGGTCTTGACCTTCTGGATAAGCATCTTCTCCGGGATTCTCCTCGCACTCCTGTATGGCGGAGCCCCTTTCTTGAGAGCTATTGGACTCATGGCCTCTCTGAGTTCTCCTCGGTAACTCCAGGCTCCGCCTCCTACGTTGCGGGTTATGTCCGCAAGAAAGTGAGAAAAAAAACATTCCCCGAGCACTATACCCGGGTCGATCCTGACACCGGGGAACTGGTCGATCTTGAACCAGAATTCTCCCGTATGTCCCTTAAACCTGCAATCGGAAAACGCTGGATCGAAAAATACTGGGAGGATGTCTATCCTCGAGACTTCGTCGTTATGAACGGCAAGGAATACAAACCTCCTCGCTATTACGACAAATGGATGGAAAAAAATCATCCAGAAATCATGTTCGAAGTCAAAATGAAACGTGATTCCGAAGCCGAATACATCCCTCCCGAAAAACTTCAAGCGAAGGAAAAAATCCATCGCGCCCGTTCTAACCTTTATGAGAAACGGAACACCGTATGATGAAGCATCTCTTCACGGTTTATGATGCCGCCGCCGGACTCTATCTCGACCCTTTCGTTGCCCCTTCCATCGAATTCGCCATTAGGGAATTTCGGAAAATCGTGAATACCGAAGGGCATCAATTCAACAACTTCCCGGCGGACTATACCCTCTTCCATATCGGAAAATTCTCTGCTGAGTCAGGGAATCTCGATCGGGCCGAACCCACCTCTCTCGGGGTGGCTATCACCTTCATTGAACAAACCACAATTCCATTCCCTGCGGAAAAAACCTCATGAATAAAACCGACATGGTCCGGGTCGCTCGGCCTCGCGTAAATCGCTTTGCTGAAGAACCCTCAATCTCTATCGGTCGTTCACAATTCGACCGATCCCATGGCCTGAAAACTGCCTTTGACGCCTCCCTCCTGGTGCCTATCCTGGTGGATGAAGTTCTACCTGGTGACACCTTTACAATGTCCCTGAATGGCTTCTGCCGGGTCTTCTCTCCGCTCGATGCTCCGATCATGGACAACATCGAGCTGGAAACCTTCTTCTTCTTTGTTCCTACCCGGCTTGTCTGGGAAAACTGGCAATACTTCAATGGCGAACACGACGCCTACGGCGCACAGGACACTGATTACACGATTCCTGTCATTACTCACGCTACGCCGGTCAGTCACGATGCTACGGGGACTCCAGGCTTCGAAAATCTCGCCGCCTACATGGGGATCCCCGACGGGCTCGTCCCCGACTCAACGGACATTTCAGCACTGCCTTTCAGGTGCTACACGCGGATTTACAACGAATGGTTTAGGGACCAAAATCTCATCACTTCAATTACCACAAACGTCGACGACGGCCCCGACTCTGGCGGGGACTACGGTGTGTTCGTCTCCGCAAAAAAACATGACTATTTCACGTCGGCCCTCCCCTACCTGCAAAAAGGGGATGCTGTCACCCTCGGAAACCCCGACGGGTATCTCAACGTCCTAACTGCGGCCCCTGTGGGGAACGAAGTCACGGTTGACTCAAACGTCTCCGGTCAAAAGGATCTGGACACGGACGCCGCCCGTCTTCACATCTCAAACACTAACTCCGGAGACCCTCTCTACATCAACACCGAAAGCCTGGAAATGGATATCAATCTACTCCGGGAATCTGTCGCGATTCAGCGACTCCTCGAGCGTGACGCGCGAGGCGGTACCCGATACGTCGAATTGATTAAAGCCCACTTCGGCGTCACCTCTCCAGACTTCCGCCTACAACGTCCCGAATTCCTCGGGGGCGGAAAGTCCTACATCAACGTCAATCCCGTCGCTAACACTTCCGCGACGGCCACCGAAGACCAAGGCGAACTACGGGGCGTCGGTACCGGGGTAATCTCCGGGCATGGCTGGGCAAAATCCTTCACGGAGCATGGTTACGTTCTCGGAATCATCCGCGCCCGTGGTGACCTCACCTACTTCCAGGGCCTGGATAGACTCTGGTCTAGGAGTACTCGGTATGATTTTTATATACCTGCTCTCGCCAATCTCGGAGAACAATCCGTCCTCAATAAAGAGCTCTTCGTCACGAACACCCCAGCCACTGATGACGCTACCTTCGGCTATCAAGAGCGGTGGGCGGAGTACCGCCATAAGCCGTCTCGCATCACGTCTGTCTTCAATCCGGATGCCGCCGGCTCCTTGTCTTTCTGGCATCTCGCCGAAGACTTCTCGACAACCCCGAACCTCAATTACACCTTCATCGAAGACAAAACTCCTATGGCTCGGGTGACCACAACGGACACTCAGCCTGACTTCCTCCTCGATGTCTGGTTCAATTACAAATGCGCCCGCCCGATTCCGGTACACTCCATTCCCTCTCTGATGGGATCGAATTTCTAATGCTCTTCCTGGCCGTATGGCCCGCGCTTATTGCCGGGGCTGCATCCCTGGCGGGCGGACTAATCGGGAACCGAGCTGCCCGCAAAGAATCGAAAAGGAACCGCCGTTTTCAGGAAAACATGCGCTCCACTGCCTGGCAGGCTGGAGTCGCTGATATGGAAAAGGCGGGCCTGAACCCTGCTCTCGCTTACTCTCAAGGTCCAGCTGCTACTCCGGGGGGCTCCATGGCCACCCAGGATGACGTTATTTCGCCCGCCGTATCCTCGGCGATGCAAGCGAAACGTCTGAAAGCGGACCTCAACCTCGTCAACCAACAAGCCCGGAAAGCAAAAGAGGAAACTCGGGGGGCTAAAGTCGCCGCCGATTCTGCTACCGCGCGCCTCATGTCCTACGGCGTGAAATACTCGCCGACGGGCCGCCTCATGCTTGACATGCCCTCCGGGGAGCTGCCCCGGATGACTAAGGAAATTCAAGCGGCCATCTCTTTAAACGAGGCGCGCGCGCGGCGCGAACAAATAACCTCAACGACCATGCAACCGGTCGCCGACCTGGCAAAGATGCTGGGGATCTACATGCCCCTCCTGGGCGGCGCCGCGACCATGGGCCCCAACATTCTCAAAGGCTTCGGATCAATCCGAAAAGCCCCTATAAAAATCCTTCGCAGGAAACGACCATGACTGAAAAAGTTCAAAAGGACCACCGGGGCCGACCGCGCAAACTGTATCAAACGGTGAACCTCGAGCCGTCCCTAACTGTCCAATCGGATGCGCCTCAAGCTGACATCCGGCAAATACTTAAAAAATACGATGCGCTCGGCATTGTAGACCATCTGAATCTGACTGAAGCCTCCTTCCAGGATGTTACTGCCTTCACCGATTACGCCGACGTGTTCCGGACGGCTAAATCCGCTGAATCGGAATTCATGAAACTCCCCTCGAAAGTTCGAGAGGCCTTCGACCATGACGTCGCTAACTGGCTGGATACGGCGCATGATCCTGAAAAGCGCGCACTCCTACGTGAGAAAGGAATCCTCCCGCCTGACGAATCGGCAACTCCGCCAACTCCTGACCCTCAGCCGAAACCACCTCCGGCAACGGAAAGCTCCGCTCCCCCCCCCGCTTAAGAGCTGGGAAATACCTTTCCACTAGCTCCACTAAAGCGAAAAGAGGCTCCAGGGTTCCCCCTGGGGCCTCTCTCGCTTTCAACAACCCCCGTTAGGGGGGCGTTAGTCCATCTGGGCCTTCATGGCCCTCCTAGCTCCTCCGGGAGCGCTCTGCACATATCCCTACTTGTCTTATATGTGCCAGGTGACCCCAGGAACCTGAAAACTTCCAAACAAACCTCTTGACTGCTGTCAATTATCGTTGTATCTTAGTAACTCACCTTAGATAGGAGTTACGATGGATCAACAAACTAAGGACGAAATCTTCGTCCGTCTCCACCAAGTGAAAGAAATCCTTGAACAAACCCGTTCGACAAAACTCGAGCGGAAGTTCGCCCTCCTTCATATCGAGCAAATCAT